GGACATTAAGGGCGAGTTGCCGTTTATCCAGATTTGTCCCAATCCGATGCCGGATTATTACTGGGGTCAGTCTGAGGTTAGCCGTTTGGTTTATTTGCAGGAGATGCGAAATAAGCGCATGGCCGAGATTCTGGATTTGCTGTCGAAGCAAGTCAGTCCGCCCACGGCTTTAACGGGTTTTACCGGCATTTTGGACGAAAAGAATTTTGCGTTGAACCGTGCCGGCGGGTTGTTGGCGTCTGACATGCCCAATGCCAAGGTTGAGCGTTTGGCGCCTAATATGCCTCAGGACTTGTTTAGGGAATTGAATGAAATTGATGCCATGTTTGCCGAGGCGTCAGGCATTTCTTCGGTCTTGTCGGGGCGGGGTGAGTCGGGCGTTCGTTCTCAGAGTCACGCATCGCAACTTGCGCGGCTGGGGTCGTCCCGCGCCAAGAAGCGCGCTTTGATTGTTGAGGACGCCCTGGAGAAGATGGCGACCTTGTACCTCAAGGTCATGCAACAAGACGATACCACTGCATATCGGGACAAGTATGGGATAGATTTTATCCCACAACAGTTTACAAAAGACTTTGTAGTTAAGGTAGATGCCCACAGCAATTCCCCTATTTTCATGGAGGATTTGCGGTCTTTGGCGTTCAACTTGTTCAAGGCCCAGGCGATTGACAAGGAGAGTTTGCTTGACTTGTTAGAGCCTCCTATGAAACAGTTGTTGAAGGACAAGTTGAAGAAGGCTGAAGCCAAGGGCGCTGAGTCGCCGGAAGCCAAGCCTTCTGCTCCGCCGGCTTTGAAGAAGGTCTCGTGATGGAGAAGGTTACTAGCCTTAGGGGTGATCAGCCCCGGTACACGCAGAAAGATTTGGCCCGTTCCGAGGCCCCGGCTTCCCTGCAATATCGCGTGACTGCGATACGTTCCATGGGTAATGATAGGGGTGCGCGGCGGTTAAGCCGTGACTGAAGGGGGTGATCTTAGATGTACCGTGCGATGCGCAAGGCTCGTAAGACCCGTCGCTAATATGAGTTTTTCGGGGGCATCACTCTGTTCGGAAAGGAGGATTAGACATGCGTCGTCGTGGTCGTAAGGCGAAGCGGTAACTAATCTGCGGGGCGAACCCGTTGATTCCGCTGTGCGCCGAGGGGACGCACGTTGTAAATATATCCCCTCGTTTGCTTTTTTCTGGACTAATTGCTTAATGGGTTGTTACTTAGTCGTTGGAGGGTTTGAATGGCTGGTCCTAGTGATCGCATGATGGCGTTGATGGCACGGAGCCAAGGTGCTTCGGCTGATGCCATGCCTGCCGCCCCGCCGCCCAATGATGGTGTGACCCCGCCGATGGGCGCTCCGATGATGACGCCCGAGCCGAAGATGGGCGACAAAGAAGCTGCGATGATCAATGTTGGTCTTGCGCTGGATTTGTTGGAGCAGTCTTTGCCGGCCATTGGTTCCAATTCGCCTGAGGGCAACAAGATTATGTCAGCCGTGCGTGCGTTGACGGGCATGATTCAGCCGCGTCAGGCCAAGGTTGACCAGTTGAAAAACGCCGAGATTCTTCAGTTGCTCCAAAACCTACCGCAGTTGGGTGGTGGCGCTCCTGAGGCCAGGGCAATGATGGCGGCTCCGCCGATCCCTGGGCTTGCGCCGGGTGGTGGTCAAGCGCCGCCGTCCCCGCCGATGCCGCCCGCTGGCGGTTTAATGCCGCCTCCGGGTGGTCCAATGCCGCCTTCCGGCGGCGCCATGCCTATGTAGGAGAAGTAGTATGGACCTTTTCAAGCCGCGTGGCGCCGCGCATGTTCGTCGGCCCACAGACAACACTCAAGCCAACGGTCAGATCATCAACACGCCGCGTTATGCGGAGATGGGTGGTCTTTCTACCGCTGCTAAGATTGGCAGCAAGAACAAGATGGCCATTAAGCCGCCCGGTGACGGCAAGAAGGTCATCTAAGAGAAGGAATCGGGGACATGCCCTCTCTAGAAGATATGGCGCCTGAGGCGCGAGATGAATTGGCTTTACTCGCGCGTCGGCTGGCCGAAAATCCGGCAACTCGCAAAGAGTTTTTGCGTCTGACCAAGAAGGCGACGCCTGACCTACCGATCCCTGAATTGGAGATCGAGGACACGGTGTATGCCGCGACCAATCAGGCCCACGCTCGCGTGGAACAGCTTGAGCAGAAGCTGCGCGAGAAGGAAGCCATGGAAGAATTGACCCGGCGTCGTCAGTCGCTGGTCAAAAAAGGCAAAGTTTCTGATGAGTCGGAGATCGAGCAGGTCGAAAAGATCATGCTTGAGCGCGGCATCACAAATCATGAAACCGCTGCGGACTTCCACAAGTGGATGAACGAGCAAGCGAAGCCGACGCCTTCTACGTTTAGCCGTAATGTGCTGGACGACACGGCGCGCAACACGCTTTCGTCGTTTTGGAAGAACCCGCAACACGCGGCAAGAGACGAGGCGAGCAAGGCTTTGATGGAGTTGAGGAGAAATCCTCGTCCTATCGGACTTTGATCGTTTCTACGGGGACGTAATTTTTGCTTCGGAGATAAGCCATGCCTATCGGTGGTGGTATTCTTCCGGCGACGGGTAGTACGCAGTACACCGAGTTGACTTATGTTACTCGGCGCGCATTTATCCCGAAGCTGGTTGTACAGATTTACAACAGCACGCCGCTTATGGCGGCGCTTATTGCCAATAGCCAACAGGCCACGGGTGGTGTGTCCTCCGTGACTGTGCCGGTTCAAGGCTCTCAGTTTGTGAACGCTCAGTGGTCTGACTACAGCGGCTCCTTCACGCAGCCGTCTGTGCAGCAGGGCGCTTACAACGCTGAGTTCAACCTCAAGCTGATGATTGCCCCCGTGCCGTTCCTCGGCATGGAAGGTGCGGTGCAGCAAGACCACGCCATTATCCCGCTGATTGAGGCTCGCATGAATGATGCGACCAACGTCATGATGGATGCGATGGCGACGGCGCTGTACACCAACACAACCAACACGCAGCAGTTCACTGGTCTGCCGGCGGCGGTTGATGATGGTACAGGCACTGCGACCTACGGCAACATCAATCGCTCGACCTACACGTGGTGGAAGTCGAAGCAGTATGCGGCTGGTTCGGTGAACCCGACCCGTCAGAACGTCCTCCAGTACATCTCCGGTACGGTAAAGAACGGCGCTGAAGTGCCGACCTTCGGCGTGTGCGGCTTTGGTACTTGGACCCTGCTTGCGCAGGATTATGTCGGCCAGGAACAGTACGTCATTACCCCGGGTTCGGGCTTTGACGGCGATGCCAATGGCCCGCAGTCCGGCTTCCGCGCCCTGATGGTCGCTGGTGTGCCGATCTACCCCGATCCGTACTGCCCAGAAGGCACGGTGTACTTCCTGAACACCAACTACCTGTCGTTGTATATCCACGACCAGGGTTCGTTCGTGTTCACGGGCTTCGAGTCCACCCTGCCCAACTGGCAGATTGGTTATGTTGGTGCCGTGCTCATGATTGCGGAATTGGTGAATACCAAGCCCAAAGCCATGACTAAGGTCACCGGCTACAACAGCCTGACGATTTAAGGAGGATTGACCTATGGCTCTCGGCCTTAACAAAATCCTCGTTGCGAACACCTCGGCCAATACGTCCGGTGGTTATCTTCAGCCGGTCAGCGTTGCAAACGTCGGGGCGGGTAACGCCACTGCGATGTCCAGCGCGCAGTTTATCCCGGCTGGTACCTACCTGATGCTGCCGGCGGCGAACGTGACGATTGAAGTCAATAACTACACGGGCACCGCAAATAGCTGGTCCACTCTTCTCGCCAACAACACTGGCGGGGTGCTGATTTCTGACGGGTTTAACGTGCGCGCTAATGCGGTCACGGGCACTCAGACGGTCACGCTCCTCACTGTGAACGGCGGGCAGGCGGCTTCCGGCACCTACAACTCGTAAGGAGGCGTAGGTATGGCAAACGGCAACGCTGTTGGAACCAATCTCCCGACTTCCTTTGGGCGTTATGTCCTGGGTGAAGTGCGCGGGGTGTCGGTTGCTGCCACTGGTAATGCCGTAGCGACCATTCCAATTCTGTTGGGTGGTCTTACGGCTAACACTGGCTGCTACATTATCCGTGAAGTCACGGTAATGAACGCCAACAAGAGCATCGCCACGGCCAACGTCATTGTCCTCACTTCAAGTGATGGCAATACGTCGAACAACGTGTCTAACGCGACTGTTTTGTCCAATGTGAGTGCTGCCACTACCAAGTGGCAAGACCTGACCTTGGGCACCGCAGCGGCGACGGATGCGTTTACGGCTGGTGCTTTGTTTGTAAAAGTCAACACGGCGGTTTCGGGTGGCACCTGTGACATCCGTGTTGTTGGGACTCCGGTGAACCTGTGACCGATACCGTTTATGTGACCAACGAAGGCGAAATGTCTCTCACTGATGGGTGGGATGGCGTTTCGTATGTCTTTCAGCCTGGGAAGACGGTGCAAATTCCGGCTTTTGTGGCGGGTCACATATTTGGGTATAATGTCGAGGATAAAACACCGCATGTGATTAGGCTTGGTTGGGCAAAAACCACCAATGACATCCCTAAGGCGATGGCGTGGTTGGAGAATTTTGTCATTACAACCGAGCCTCCCACGGTTCGTCGTTCTGTGTCCCCGGAAGCGACGGACTCCGCACAACCTCCTCCGGCGCCGCAACCGCGTCGGGGGAGGGGAGTGGAAGCATCAGCTACTATTCAATGAGGTGCGTGAATGGCTGTTACATTAGCGCAGTACATCACGCAGTGCCGGCGGTTACTGCATGACGCAAACGCTAATTTCTGGTCGGATCAGGAATTAACGGATTACATCAACGACGCGCGTAACAAGCTGGTGCGTGATACCGGGTGTTTGCGCACGATCCAGACGAGCGCCACGGTAACCAATCAAGAGACATACACGTTTGCATCACTGCCTCAGGGTGATCAAACGATGGATATTATTAACCTTAATCTCTATTGGGGTAGCACGCGTATTCCGCTTCGGTATTTGCCGTGGACGGACTTCAATGCGCAGTTGCGTTATTGGCAGAATTACTATGGTCGCCCTGTTGCTTACAGCATGTACGGGCCACAGACTTTTTATCTCGGCCCTGTGCCGGATGAAGTTTACACGATGGAATTAGACACGGTGATTGAGCCGACGGCGTTGGTAAACGCTACGGACACCGATACCATTCCTGATATTTGGACTTCGCCTGTTGCGTTTTATGCGTGTTATACGGCCAAGTTCAAAGAGCAGTCGTATGGCGAGGCGGAGATTTTCAATCAGCAATACATGAAGAAGGTGCAGAGCGTGCTTGTTGGCACGATGACGCGCCGGATGCCGACCCCGTATAGTCAGGCGTACTAATCATGGCGTCGCCGGAGCAGCGCAAACAGTATCATATCTCCAAGAATTTTAAGGGGATAAATACTCAAGCTAACCGCACGGCTATTGATTCGGACGAGTTCGCTTGGCTTGAGAACGCTCAACCGATTGGATACGGCAACGTCAAAACCGTGCCGGCGCAAACTACCGTTCAGGTGTCCAGCGCAAACTTAGTCTGGAGCGGTACTGTCGAGTCTTTGTACGACGCCAATGTGAATAACAAAGAGTACATCTTTGCGTTTTTCACCAATGGCGGCGCAGAGGCTTACAACGCAACCGACGGTACTAAGGTCACGGTTGCCAACTCGGGCAAGTTTTCTGCGGCTGGCGTGCGTATTGCGCAGTGGAAGAATGAGCGCATCCTCATTATTGATCCGGCCAAAGGGTTGTACAACTGGGATGGCACAAACGTAGTTAGCATTGGGTCGGTGTCGGACTATGGCATGACCAATGTGGGGTCGGGTTATACCTCAACGCCTTCGGTGTCTTTTAGTGCGCCCAACGAAACGGGCGGGGTACAGGCAACCGGGTCTGCGGTGGTGCTGGCTAATACGGTTGTCGGCATTAACATTACCGAAACGGGTTCGGGTTACACCTCTCCGCCGACTATCACGATCAGCGGCGGTGGTGGCGCTAACGCTGCGGCCATTGCGTCCAGCCTGACTTTTGCGACGGGTACCGTGAGTTGCATCGTGAAAAGCGGTGGCACTGGGTACACCAGTTCGTTCGCGGTGACGTTCTCGGGTGGCGGCGGGGCCAACGCGGCGGGCACGGCGATTGTGTCGGGCGGTTCCGTGACTAAGGTCATCATGACCAATAACGGGTCGGGCTACACCTCGGCGCCCACGGCTAACGTGTCGGCTGGCGCGGGTTCTGGGGCCATCGTTGAGGCGGTGGTTACGACTAACGCCAACACAGACGTTGCGACCTTTAGCGGGCGCACTTGGGTTTCTCAGGGCCGCACGGTCTTTTACTCGGCGGCGGACAGTTACACCGACTTTGCCTCGGTGAGCGCCGGCAATATCCTGATTACTGACTCGACGTTGCACACGAACATTGTGGCGCTGCTATCGGCCAACAACTTTCTGTACGTGTTTGGCGCCGACAGCATCAACGTGTTCTCGGATGTGCGCGTTGGGCAGGACGGGGTGACGGTCTTTACCAATACCAACGTGTCGGCGTCGGTAGGTACGAGTTTCAAGAAAGGCTTGTACGCGTACTTTCGATCCGTAGTATTCATGAACGAGTACGGGATTTATGCCCTAGTCGGCTCCACAACGAGTAAGTTGTCGGACGCCCTAGACGGCATTTTCCCGCTTATTGACTTTACGCAGCCAGTTTCGGGCGGTCAGGTGCTTATCAACAACATTCTGTGCGCGTGTTGGTCATTTACATATAATGATCCGGTGCAGGGTGCCCGTCCTGTGCAGGCGGTGTTTTTTAACAAACGTTGGTTTATGACCAGCCAAGGCACGTTGACCAACATTACTGGCGCCCAGGTGGGCGGTGTGACCACCATTTACGGCACGGGTGGCACGAACCTTATCAAGTTATACGCCACTACGGCGGCGGGCGTTGCGGTGACCTTCAAAAGCGCGTTGTGGCCTTTGGGTGATCCGATCAGGGACAAGCAAGCGTTGAAGTTTGGGGTTGAGGCGACGGTAAACACGCCTTCTAGCCTTTCGTTGACGGTTGATAGCGAATATCAATCGAGTCCGCCTTACACGTTGATTAACAATACAATTTGGTACAACAATTCAGGGTACGTTATCCCATGGACCAATAATTCTGCCGCAACAATTGGTTGGATTATTGGGGGGTATCAGTTGTATAAGTCAGATGCTCAACAGTATGGAAAATACCTAGGTTTCACAATTACCAGCACGGATGTGAACATGGTTTTGCACACGTTGGAGTTGGAACACGAAATGAGAGCGAGGTTCTAAGATGCCTGTACCCAATACGTTTGCGAACGCAACCACAGCCATTCCGCTATCGCAGTTGGACAACAACTTTGCGACAGCCATCACGATTGGCAATACGGCGGTTCAGCTAGGGAACACGGTCACCACGCTGAACAACATTACGCTTGCTAACGTCACCATTAGCAGTGTGTCCACGCCGGTCACGGTAGCGCAAGGCGGTACTGGCTCAACAACACTTACTGCCGAAAATGTTGTGCTCGGCAATGGAACGAACGCGGTCAAGTTTGTTGCTCCTGGTTCGTCAGGAAATGTCCTTACGAGCAACGGAACCACTTGGGTAAGTCAAGCTGCGGGGGCTGGTGGTAGTACTGCGAACATCCAAACATTTACTTCTTCCGGCACTTGGACAAAACCGGCCAATGCAACCACAGTAATTGTGGAATGTTGGGGCGCTGGCGGTGGTGGCGCCAGTGGCATGACGGGGGCTAACAGCAGCAGTAGGTATGGTGGTGGTGGTGGTGGTGGCGGGGCATTTACAACACGAATGTTTGCCGCATCATCACTAGGCGCTACTGAAACGGTCACTATTGGGGCGGGAGGCACTGGCGGCGCTGCTGCAACTGGCAATAGTAGTGTGGGTAATAATGGCACCGATGGAGGCAATTCTTCATTTGGGTCTTGGTTGAGTGCGTTCGGGGGGGGGTTTGGAAATAATAACACCGAATTAAATAGGGGCGGTTCTGGTGGCGGTGTTTTAACTGCGGCAAGCGGCGCTAATAGAGATGGTGGCCAACCACAGGTTGGGACTGCTACTGCCGGCCAAGCGTTTGGCGGGCCAAGTTCTCCGGCGACTGGTAATGAAGGCGTACCTAGTGGGTACGGCGGGGCTTCTGGTGGTTCTAGTTCCACGGTTTTTGGTGTCCCCGGGGGTTGTTCTTTCCAAGGCGGTCCTGGCGGCGGCGCTGGTGGGGCAATAGATTCTTCTGGCAATAGACGCGCTGGTGGGGCTGGTGGCTCTAATACTGGGGCCACAGGTGGTGGTGGCGCTGGTGGCGCTGCGTCAGCAACGGCGACGGGGAACGGAACAAATGGAACCGCTGGAACAGGTCGCCAGGGTGGCGGTGGCGGTGGTGCTGGTGCTTCTAGTGTAACATCTGGCGCTGTAGGCGGCAATGGCGCCGCTGGTGGGCAACCTGCTGGTGGGGGAGGCGGCGGTGGCGCCGTTTCTAACTCCGGCACATCAGGTGCCGGCGGTGCCGGCGGTGCCGGTCGAGTTATTGTTTATACTTGGTGAGGTGTGACATGACACAGAAATACGCAATCATCGAGAATGGCAAAGTCATCAACGTGGCTGTGTCAGAAAATGCTCTGGAACCAAATTGGATTCAAAGCGACGTTGCAAAACTCGGCGATGATTACGTTGACGGGCAATTTTTAACGCCGGCTCCTGATACTGAAGCAAGGGCAGCGGCGGTGCGCGCAACGCGAAATGTTTTGTTGGCGCAGACTGATTGGACGCAACTTGCAGACGCGCCGGTAGATGATCTTGCTTGGGCAACCTACCGACAAGCCTTGCGTGACATTCCGACGCAATCTGGCTTTCCGCTGAATGTCGTGTGGCCTGCGGCCCCTGGCGGTGCCTGATGCAGACAGATACGCCAGAGCACGCCAAAGCTGTTGTTGACGCCATAAGTATCGCTACCGTGGTTGGTACTCTAGCGCAGATTTTGCCTGCAATGGCTGCATTATTCAGTATAGTGTGGTCTCTTATCCGTATCTGGGAAACACAGACGGTCAAGCGTTTGGTGCGAAAGTGG